TTATACAATCTTTAATCAATGCGGCTCAAAATGGTACAGGTGGTAGATCGATTTATTTCCCCGCTGGTGAGTATTATTTTGAACCACAAAGCGGGAAGATTAACACTTGCCTTCAATTCGCTGAAAGTGATCCTACTTATCAAGATCAACCTGAACCTATTAAAATCTACGGAGATGGCTCTAATAGTCGTATTGTAGTAAACAATGTAGGTGCTAATAATGTTTGGATGGCTGGTCCTGACGGTGCTGCGTCCGAGTGTGTAAGTGCAGTTTTCGTTGAAGATTTAAATTTCTGCTCAAGTTCCGCTGCTGCTTCTGACGCTACAGATAGAACGACATACAAGAATAACTACATTACTATGCCTAATTACGCTCGCATATTTAATGTGGGTAGGATGTGGCGTTGTGAGTTTAGAAATTTATTCTTTGAATATTGTAATGGGTTCTTTACTGAAGCGAGCGGGGAAGATAGTAACAATTCATTTGCTCAACAAATTACCGTTGATGGATGCCATTCAACTCAGCACCAGTATTACTTCATAGACCTTAATCAAGCTTGGTCTTGCACATTCTCAAATAATACAATGGAGAGTGGGAACGGTTGTATGAAGATCGGAAGAAGTAGCGGTCAATCATCTTATGGTGTAAGAATTATAGGCAACACAATGCAAGGTAACGGTACTGACTTTTGCGGTTTACGCCTTAACTTTGGTTCTAGTATCTATATATGCGGTAACTACTTTGAAAGTAATAGAGGTAATACAGGATTCGCCACTCCTCAAATATTCTTTAATAATAATGCAACTGAAACAAGTATTATTATTGACGGTAATTTCTTTGCTCAATCTTTAGCCAATATAAATGGTTATGGGAATGATTATTACCATGTAAGATTAGATGAGGTTAGAGATACGGTAGTTTTTAGAGGCAATACATTTACAGGCGGTAATGCTTATGACTGTGTCAGTACTAGTGATGGTTATCTAATCTCTTTAAATGATAAGTTTGAACCTGTAGGAAGCACTTATAACGAAGGGATCATAGCAAGCGGTATTACTTTTTCAGATACCATTCCAATATATAAACCAGCTACGGCATGGACTCCTGTTATTTCAGATGCAGCATCAGGTGGGAATACAGCTACTATAGGTACACTCAGCGGGCTAAGATATGTAAGAAACGGTGATCTTGTTACGATCTCTGCTCAAATGTTAAATATTGATACTACAGGTATGACCGCTGGTAATACTCTTTACATACAAGGTTTACCATTTACAGCTTCAAGTGAAGGTTTGAGTCAAGGTTCATGTGTTCTTGAACAGATAACATTCAATGGTTTTGTAGTTCCTCAAATTGCGGATAATTCAGATGTGGTTCAACTTAGACAATCACAATCGGGAGGTAATGACTTGAGTCTAACAGTTGGAGCTTTAAATTCAGGTACTGCCGATATTCAGTTTACAGTTACATATAGAATTTAATAGAAATAATGATCGACTCTCTATCAGGTCTTCTTAACACCGCTCTAGCTGTCGCCCTTGGAGTTATCGGTTGGATTATTAAACGCATGGTTGAACGGTTAGATGTCGGTGATAAAAGACTTACCAAGATAGAGGTGGAGTTAGCTACACAACGGGAAAGAGACGCTGCTGTTGAAAGTAGAATCGGTAAAGTCGAGTCAGCTATACAGGAGATGAATAACAAATTAGATCGTATGATGGAATTATTAGTGAGGAAATAGATATGCCAAAAGGATTATATTACAACATGAACAGAAGAAAGAAACTCGGTATCAGCCGTAGTAAGAAGAAGTCTACCATTACTCCTAAAGCTTACGCTAATATGAAGCGTGGGTTCCCGAAGAAAAAGTAATGGCTCGGTCTGTTTCGTTATCCCTCGGTAGAGGTGAGAAGTCCCGTAAGGGTGGGTTAACTGCTAAAGGTAGACGGAAGTACAATCGTGCTACTGGTTCTAAACTGAAAGCTCCTCAACCTGGTGGTGGTCCTAGAAAGCGTTCCTTCTGTGCGAGGATGTCTGGAGTAAAAGGACCGATGAAGGACAGTAAAGGTAGACCTACTCGTAAAGCATTAGCGTTGCGTAGATGGAAGTGTTAATATGCCTATCCGTCCTATAGTTCGTCCACACCCACTGTCTGCTCAGTACCGGACACTTAGTAATGTTGCTAGTAAAGGAGTGGCTGAAGCAGTCGCTACTACACAAGCTGCTAAAGCGATTACAGATTCTATTACATCAGACCCTGACATCATCGGATTGGTTGGTGGTAACGCTGCCCTGACTGACCCACAGATCGACGGTTTAGGTGCAAACGCTAGTGATAATTTAGATGTTTACAATGGAGGAGGAGCGTAACAAATGGCAACTTTCAGTAAAAGAATACAACTTAGAAACGATTCCGCTACGAACTGGAGCACAGCTAACCCCGTACTTTTAGAGGGGGAGATAGGAATCGAGATAGACTCGGCTCGCAACAGAATTAAGATAGGTGACGGGACGACTGCCTGGAACGATTTGCCTTACTTCCTTGACGCTCGTGAAGAAGAAGTGGGTGATTACCAAGATTTCATTGACGGTTTAACTACACCCTAATATAACATCGCCTCGATATGAGTAGCTTACTTACACAATTAGGACAGAAGGTTAAAGCCAAGCTTGATAATAAGCTGAATACATCCGGAGGTACTATCAGTGGCGATCTTACTGTCTCTCAGTTATTACAACTAGGATCGTACACCTCAACAAGTTTACCAAGTAGTGGAACAGCAGGACGAGTCGCTTATGTATCTGATGGTGATAGCGGAAGTCCTTGTCTAGCAATAGATAACGGAAGTGATTGGTTGATTAGTAGTCTCGGTTCTGCTATACCTCAAGCTATACATCTTACAGATGAGCTTGGTGATTCGCTACTTACAGAAGCTGGTGACATTATAATTGCTGAAGCTTGACACTCATTAGTTCCGCTAATACTCTTTTTTAACACAACTAACCCACAACAAAGGATAATATATTATGTCTAGTTTGCTTACCCAATTGGGTCAAAAAACCAAAGTAGAGCTTGATAAGAAGCTTGCCCTCGCAGGAGGAACAATGACCGGAGCTTTGACGCTCTCAGGTGCTCCTACTGCCTCCCTTCACGCTGCCACTAAGGCTTATGTTGATAGTGCTTCTGACACTTCAGCTCTTCAAACCGAAGTAGATGCTACTCAAACTGGTGCCGGTCTTGGTACTGACGGTTCTTATTCCGCTAACGGTTCGACCAACTATCTCGGTTCTGTAGCCAGCCTTAAAGCTGCTGACGAAGCTCTTGATAGCCAACTTAAAACTGTTGCTGACGCTGTTGCTTCTAACGATTCTGACATCTCGACTCTTCAGTCCAATGTTAGCTCCAATGATAGTGACATCGCTACCTTGCAATCCAATGTGTCGTCTAATGACAGTGATATTTCTTCACTTCAATCTGATGTTAGCACTTTGCAAAGCAATGTCTCATCGAATGATTCGGACATCTCCACCCTTCAAAGCAATGTTTCCAGCAACGACACAGACATCTCTGCTCTGCAAACTCAAGCTGGTTCCCTCGCTTCCGACGGTAACTCCGCTTCCTTCTCCGGTAACATCAGTGCTGCCAACGCTACTTTCAGCGGTAACTTGACTGTTAATGGTACTACGACTTCCGTAAACACCACTAACATCGATGTAACTGACAGCATCATGAACCTTTCTAAAGGTGCTGCTTCCGGAACCAATGCTTCCAATGACGGAGGTTTTGTTGTTGAGCGTGGTTCTTCCGAAAGCAATGTTGCTTTTATCTGGGACGAAGGAGACGACAAGTTCAAAGTTCTCTCTACTTCCGCAACAGCTGCTGCTACTGACATCTCTTCGACTGACGGTAGTGCTTCGCTTGCAGACTTAGACGCTAACCTCTACCACAACGGTACTGAGTTAGGAACTGTTTCTGAGTTTGAAGCTGCTTTAAGCTAAGAGTCTATTACTCATATCATCAAGGGGCAGTCCAATCGGGCTGCCTCTTTTTGTTTACAAAGATAACAACTATTAATAGAGTAAGTATATGCTAAGTCACGAAGAGGGAAGTAAACTACACGACAAGGTAGCTAAAGCGTACAAGGAAAGCATCGAGCTTATGCACGCTGAAGGAGAGTTCAATGCTGCGTTGTTAAATGGAGCAAGACAATTCCTAAAGGATAACATGGTAACTATGGACTCAGGAGTCGGTACACCTCTACACGCATTAGCTGACGAAATCAACGTACCATTTGAAACCGAAGAAACACCAAGAGATACCGCCACAGTTTAGGGACTTTAGAAACTTTCTATTCCTGGTTTGGAAGCATTTAAACCTCCCCGATCCAACAACGCTACAATACGACATCGCTGAGTACCTGCAAAACGGTCCTAAGCGGTCTGTTATCATGGCGTTCCGTGGTGTCGGAAAATCGTGGGTCTGTTCAGCTTTTGTAGTACATCAGCTGCTGCTGGACCCATCTAAGAACATACTTGTTGTATCTGCGTCTAAGAATCGATCAGATGACTTCTCTACTTTTACCTTGCGAATCATTCAGGAGATTCCCATTTTACAAGGATTAAAGCCGTCAGAGAACCAACGATTCAGTAAGATAGCATTTGATGTAGGACCTGCTCCAGCCTCTCACGCTCCCTCTGTTAAGTCCCTTGGTATATCGTCCCAGCTAACAGGATCTCGTGCTGATATAATTGTAGCAGACGATGTGGAAGTAGCTAACAACAGTGCTACTCAAGGAATGAGAGATAAGCTGGATGAACAAGTAAAAGAGTTCGACGCTATCATTAAACCCCTGGACACCTCCCGTATCATCTTTCTTGGTACTCCTCAATGTGAGGACAGTATCTACAACAAACTGCGAGAGAGGGGCTACAAGAGCCGTATATGGCCTTCAGAGTATCCAGACGATACAGAAGCTATAAACAACTACGGAGGCGATCTAGCACCCCTTATAGCGGATAACATAGCTCCTGAGACTATTGGTACTTCTACAGAACCCTTACGATTCACTGATCTCGACCTAGAAGAAAGAAAGATGTCGTACGGTCGGACTGGGTACGCTCTACAGTTCATGCTCAATCCGAAGCTATCGGACGCTGATAGATACCCACTAAAGATTAACGACCTGGTAGTTATGGATGTAGATGTTGATGTAGCTCCTGAAAAGATCGTGTGGTCAAGTGACCCTGATAACTGTGATAGAGAGTTACCTAATGTAGGACTGGCTGGGGATCGATATAGAAGACCTGCTAACACTGTTGGTGATATGATACCGTACACAGGCTCGGTGCTGTCTATTGACCCCTCTGGTCGTGGTAAGGATGAAACAGGGTACGCTGTAGTAAAGATGCTAAACGGTCAGCTGTTTGTTCCGGATGCTGGTGGTATAAAAGGTGGGTACGACACTAAGACTTTACAACAACTGGTAGCTATCGCTAAGGATAACAAAGTTAATAAGGTAGTGATAGAGTCTAACTTTGGTGACGGTATGTTTATGGAGCTGATAAAGCCTCTGTTTAGAACAACCTATCCTGTTACTATAGAAGAAGTCAGACATAACAAACAGAAGGAGCTTCGTATAGTAGATACCTTAGAACCTGTGCTTAACTCTCATAGACTTATAGTAGACCCTTCCGTCATCGCTGATGACTACAGGTCAGCTCTATCCTATCCTATTGAACAACAAACCAGGTACATGCTTATGTATCAGTTATCTAGGATAACAAGAGATAGAGGTAGCTTGGTACATGATGACCGTCTTGATGCTTTATCAATAGCTGTTGGTTATTGGGTGCAGCAGATGGCTGCTGATGTTAACCAATCTATGATTGATAGACAACAAGAGCTCCTTCATGAAGAGTTAACAAACTTTGTAGATAGCTTCCATAAAAGAAGTAATAACAAAGTTAGTGCTCAGTTATGGATGTAATAACAAACCTTGTTCTCTTCGTTCTCATCGCAGTGCGGACTCGCTACGCTCATCCTTGCTCACTTCGTTCACCAATAGCTCTCTTTAGTAGATATATATAAGGTGTTTTTGTAGTTAGTTTAAATACATTTATATTGTTATAGCTATACCTTGAAATCCTAAAGTTAGACTTTTAATTTACATGGTTTATTTATAAACACACCTATCCTTAAAAACTTTTAAAGAAGAGCTGTGTTGATCACCGTACTAAATGTTAGTTACGAAAGAACGAAGAGTCTTTATCGAACGCAGTGAGTAAAGACGATGAGGAGCGTTAGCGATAAAGTATGAGTAACTACAGTAGCTGTATATCAACCATTGTGTAACTGAAGTAGCTGCTAATGTATTCTTTGTAACGAAGTGGAAAAGGAAAGCTGTAGCAAAGGGACAGTTAGTGTAACTCTAAATCACTTGCTTGTACTTCTTACCTTATAATTATTTATAGGTACAGTTTAAGTACTATCTTAATATCAATATTATAACGATCACACACCGAAGGACAGTTGTAAAGCTTTTATTTCAAGATGCTAGATAAACACTGGTCAAGAATCGTACAACAGATTTACCTATGAAATCGTCTCGTCTTATGATATGGTTATAACTCATGAACATTAACGATCAAACAGACACCTTCCAGTACGAACTAGCAAAGCTCATATACCGCTTCAAACGAGAGTACGATCTTAATGACTACACTATAGCAGGATGCCTGGACTTCGCTAAACTGTCTGTACTAACTGAATCAGATGATGTTATATTTGAAGGAGACTTTACAACCGATGAAGAAGACACCGACACCTTTGAGCCACAATTCTAGTCGCAAGCTCCCTATCATCCGGATCCTATCTGAAGAGGAAGAGCTGTTCGTAAAGCTAAACCTAGAGATGGAAGATGAAACCCACGATATTCTTGTTAAATGGGGCAAAGAAGTAGCTTCCGATGAAGACTATGTAAGCATAGCTATTAGGGCTGGTCTTGAGGAGTATGTAGATGCCTTAGATAACAAGCAAAAATAGGTGCTTCAAAAATATTTGGTAGAAAAATCTGAGAGGCTTATATACGCTATGTAACCGCCCGTTTACCCCTCGTACCCCTAAGCTTTTTATATGGCAGGGGGGTATTGATACAATTAGACATAATACATATTATGCGAACACCAGTAGCTAAGTAACTGACAACCAATGCTTTACAGTATTGCAAGTAGTCTGCATTAGGTGATATTGCTTATTATTTTCGCAAATCGACAGAAATTACTAGCAGATTGCGTCAAAGCTCCCGATCAAATCAACTGCTGAATCAATCGCTTGTTAGTGTATTTACATGAATTACTTGTTTGTATCTTTTTCTCTTTCGATGTTCTATTTTCATTTATTTTTGAAACGATTGAAATGATTGAAACGATTGAGATTCAGTCTCAACAAGCAATTGTAGCTCAACTTATCTAGTCATTAGAAATACTTATAGCACCTATTAGATTTACAGGTAATTTACTTAGTCGGCATTTTGTCCTCGCTGATGCTCTTTTTTCTGCTAATAGGTAAAGCATGAATAACAACTTAAACCAATCGGAAGCTGACCTGTACGCTAGAATTAAAGCTAAGGGTCAAGTTAATATCAGAACCTTAAACAGTGATGATTTGATTACTTGTATGACATTACATTTCAATCATGACCTCATTACAATTAAGAAAACAAGGCGAGGCAATCTTTCAAGACGCTTCGTTATTATCAAACAATAAAAACACATGAAAACAGACAATCTTAAAACCTTTGATGCTATCGCTGAATTGCAAGATGAAATATGCGATCAAGAGGATATTATAAGAGAGGCTCTTATCGTCATTAAAAAGCTCAAAGCTAAAATTAAAAGAAAAGAGAGAGCTTTAAACAACCAATAAACACCAAAACTACTACATTACTACTATGAATACTATAGACACTAAATACAACGGATGGACAAACTACGCAACTTGGCGTGTAAACTTAGAGCTATTTGACGGCGACAATGAAAAGTGGTCTTATGGCTCATCTGATGGAATGCGTGAATTTGCAGAGCTATTGATCGAGGAAAGTACTGACGAGGGCGTGGGCAGAGATTATGCAATGGCTTTCCTTGACGAAGTAAACTGGCAAGAAATTGCAGAGCATTATGAAGAAGAAGAACTTGCAACCGCATAAGACTATGAAACAGAAACTCATTGACCTCTCAAAAGACTCATTATTCATCATCTTAGCTTTTGGATCATTTTGGCTATTCGCTTTGATCTACTTTACATCATGAACTTAATCGAATCATATTGCAAAGCTGTTGCTGATAATGGCAAAGAGATAACAATAACCATTCAAGACAACCTCACACAAAAGCTGTTTGATAGAGTCAAAGCTGTTGCTATTCAATACGACATTGCTTGCCATGCTCACACATCAGGAATCTTGTTAAAACCTAAAGTTACCTCATGAAAAAACAATACGAAGTAATATGTCTGGACAAGGTTAACAAACCTAAACCTGTTGCCACTATAACCTCACCCTCTCAAACAAAAGCCCGAGAAGCAGGTAAAAGACTAGCAATGGCTCTTAACCTAAGATTCCACACTGCTAAATTAATTAAATAATATGAAAATAGAACAACCTACCGACAATTCTCTTTATGTTACCATCGGAGATTATGTTTACTACTTTGACGATTCAATAGATGGTGAAAATATCGTCGCAAGGTGGCATTTAGATGATGATGAATCCGATACAAAGGAAGATTTACAACTTGATAACAAACTAATACCGACACATCAAAAGCATTCAGTGAGCAAAGCGAATGAATGCGTTGGAGCGTAGCGACATGAGCGTATCATTTATCTATCAAAACCTACAATTTCACTACCGCATTGATTCTCACAGCTCCTCACTACCTTTTATAGCGTGGGGATGTAGGGAGCTACCGATAAGCGGTCAAAGTCCGTCAAAGGAGGCTATGTACAGCGATATTGAGAAGACATTAAAGCAATACTATCGTAACCGATTACCTGTCCAGAAATGTAAAGATTGCGGATTGACAAACCCTAAGATGGAGTCACATGATACCTGCCCAGATTGCATAATAGAAAACAAATAACCAATAGAAAGAAAACCGATATGAATGACTTACAAATAATCAAACAGCTATTAAATGGTAATTATTTAAACAAAGAAGAACTTAAACGAGCAAAGGAACTTATCAAAAGTTTAGAATTAGAAATAAATGAGCGTATCTAATACCGACCCTTCTAACCTATCCACGCTTGACGAACCATCCTTGCAAACTTTGATCGATCATTACCTGTCCGTGCAGGAGAAGCTACCTGAGAATGTAAGTGTCCGTGACCGGTTGATTGAGCTTCAACAAGAACTACTAAAGAGAAATACTACTACTAATGAATAATCCTACTACTATACCTGCTAAACCACTAACTTATGACCTTGTTGAACTTGTTATCCACTTTGGCGATAACAATACTGAATCAATGATTGTATCACTGAACTCTTTTGCACATGAAGCTGTGAAAGACTACGCCAAGATCAACGGGTACAAACTAGATTGTTTAACACCTGACGAATCTACTCTTGTTATATGAAATACGATTTAGAATTAGATAATGTGCTGTCATTGTTTGATGGTATGTCATGCGGTCAACTGGCTTTGGATACACTTGGTATTAAAGTTAACAACTACTTTGCCAGTGAGATTGATCCGTATGCTATTAAGATAGCTAAAAAGAACTATCCAAACACCAAGCATATTGGTTCTGTTGTGGATGTTAAAGGTAGTGACTTACCAAAGATTGATTTACTTATCGGAGGTAGTCCGTGCCAGTCTTTTTCCAATGCAGGAGAGCGTACAGGTATGGATGGTAAAAGTAAATTGTTTTGGGAGTTTGTACGTGTCCTTAAAGAGACCAACCCTACCTACTTTTTACTAGAGAATGTACGGATGAAAAAAGAGTGGGAGAATATAATAACCGAACAACTTGGTGTTAAACCTATTCTTATTAACTCTCGCTTAGTGTCCGCACAGAACAGACCACGACTTTACTGGACAAACATACCTAATATTGAACAGCCTATGGATTGCGGTTTAGTGCTTGCTGATATATTGGAAGACGCTTGGGATGATAAGTTTAACCTGTCCGAAAAAGCTTGTGATTATATGTCACGATTACGAAACGGAAAACCTAGATGGGAGTACCACACAAACCCTTTAAATGGGAAGAGTGCGTGTCTCACAGCTAATATGTATAAAGGTGTACCTTATGGCGTTATAAAGGAGCAGTTAAGAAGGCTTACTACAGTTGAATGTGAACGCTTACAGACCGTACCTGACAACTACACAGCCGGAGTTAGCGACACTCAAAGGTTTAAGATGTTAGGTAATGGATGGACGATTGATGTTATCGCACACATTCTAGTTAACATGAAATACTAAATAGAACCAATAAAGAAACATCATGAGTGCAACCACTATCTTCACGCTAATATTCATCTTCGTACTTATCATTGCGGTGTTATACCGAGATTAGACTTATGAGAACCATCCAAGCTAACCAGGATGTACTAGCTGATCTGAACTTTAGTCTTCACGGTTTAGACTCTGTCAGCACGATTAAATTACCTGTCCAACAGCTCAGGAAGTTTGTTAATTGTCCGTCGAAAGACGGTATGTCCTTTGAAACTTTTGACTATTTAACCGACCTATACGAGAGTGAGGATTTGTCCGAGGAAACTGAAATAATTTTATATGTATGAATAACCGAGAGATATTACTACAACCGAGCGATATGATTGAAGAACTTATGTACCATATCATGTGGAATGAGTTTGACGGGGAGCTTGATCCAAACCACAAATACTTTCCATTGTACCTGTCCTTACAACAGCTGTTAGAGGACGAAACACGGAGACTAGAGGAATGAACAGCTACGACAACTGGCTTAACAGTACAAACCCATACGATGATGCAGACTATGAAGAAAGAGAAAGAGAGTGGCTTCTTAAAGAGCTTGAAGAATTTGAAGGTGATGAAGAAGCTATTCAAGAGTGGCTTTCCAGAGAAGGATACGACGATCCGAGAAAGAACTGACCTGTTTTGGGAAGCTGAAGCTGACATACTGAGAGAAGATGAGCGAAGAATACTTAGAAACCGACTGGATTGATGTACCTGTTGTACCGATTGACCACCAAGCTTTGCACGAGGGCTTTCGGTACTTTTGGAGTAACAATCAGATAACCGGATTCAAGCGTGATAAGAACGGTAACTATGTCCGTGACGAGGACGGTAATCTTATCGCTTATCGTACATCTAAAGCACGGGTGATGCACACTGGTTGGTTTAATTTTAAGAACGAGAACAATTATGAGTGAAGACCGAGAGCATTCTGCGAACAACGAGAGAGAATGCGATACGAACGAAGTGAGAAAGGGTCATGTGTGGAGGATGCGTGAGTGGGGACGAGCACAATATCGTAACCGACAAGCCAAGCTGAGAGCAGAAGGAGAGTCATCTAAGACTGAAGCTAGTAAGCGTATGTTACGGGTCATGGCTCCAAGGTTAGGCAAGAGGGTAGAGGATTTCATGTACACATTCGGAGGTAACACTGAACACACAACACCGTTGTTCCTTACCTTCATATTAGATATGTGTCCGTATCAGGTGTCCGCTACTGCTATTCAAACATTCCTTGATAACCTCCAGTTCAACTTACCTGTCGGTAGAATGGCGTACAAGATAGGTAAAGCATTTGAGAACCAAGCACGGTGGAACAAAGCATTAGAGACTCTGCATCCGAACAAGCTTGATTTGTTAGCACTGGATGATCGATCAAAGGCGATGAAGCTGAAGCAGTTCTACGACTATGAGGAGGAACGGTTCACGCTGTGGGATAGTAAGTGTAAGACAGCTCTTGGTGCTTGGTTATTAGAAGAGATACGGATCGAGACTGGACTGTTTGAGATAGGATTCAATACGGGTGGACAGAAGAGCTATAAACCGGAACGCATAGTCTTACCTACTGCACAGTTTAAAGATTGGATACAACGGTTTGATGCGTGGAAGGAGACTACTCGTGTCTTCAAGATGGCATTACCTGACCGTCCTGTTGATTGGTACGGATTAGTAGGTGGTGGGTACAGCGTCAAGCACATGCCTCCACAAAAGTTCATAACAGGTAAGCCAGTTCAGTGGTTCCAAGATTACGAGAAGAGTTACGACCACGCTTTTTCTGCTGTCAATAAGTTGCAACAGGTAGAGTGGCAGATCAATAGCGACATGTTAGAGATCGTCTTGAAGTGTTGGGAGAACGAGAGAGTTGTTGGTAATATACCTAACTTCGGTACGATACCTGAACAACCGAGGTACACAGGTGATTGTCCGCATGAGTTACGAGCTTGGAAGTTAAAACAGAAAGATATTAAACAAGCGAATGACGCTAACAACAGCAAGCGGTATCAAACTTGTAGGATTCTACACCTAGCTAAGATATATAAGAGCTGGGATAAGATATACTTCCCGTATCGTTGCGACTATCGTGGTAGGGTTTATGCTTTACCGTACTATTTACACCCACAAGGCACTGACTTAGCTAAGAGTTTGTTAGACTTTAAGAACGGTCAGCAGGTGGTGGATGAGCAGGACTTAGAAGCTGTACTTGTACACGGAGCGAACATGTGGGGAGTGAAGGGTACGATAGACGAACGGTTAGAGTGGGTTGAGAAACGCAAGGAGTTTATATTGGAAGCAGCGAATGATCCACACGGTACTGACTGGTGGACTGAAGCATCCGATCCGTTCTGTTTTCTGCGGTTCTGTTTAGAGTACAAGAAGTTTACGGAAGAGGGCTACGGATATGTTAGCTACTTACCTGTAAGACAAGACTGTAGTAACAACGGTATGCAGATACTATCTTTGTTATTACGAGATAAGAATACCGGACGCATGTGCAACCTGGTAGAGGAAGACAAAGCTAATGATATGTACACTGAGTTTGCAGATATGGTGTACGATGAGATGAGACAAGACGGTGGTACACTAGCACAGAGCTGGATGAGGTACGGGTTCACGAGGAAGCACGCTAAGTTAGCAGTGATGAACAGACCTTACGGTGCTACTCACTACAACTTGGTACAAGATTTATTTAAAAGCATAGGAGTCAATCATCCGTGGACCAGTACAGGAGAGATGCTTACCTCTGTTATATGGATCAGTAAGATCGTCAACCGATTAGCTAACCAAGTGTGTCGCCCTGTTAATAAAGTGATGAACTTTTTAAGAGAGAGTGTACGAGCTTTAGGTTACGACTCAGCTATTACTTGGACAACACCAACAGGATTTAAAGTGGTACAAAGCTACCGTAAATATAAGAAGGTAGAGGTACAATCTGTCTTTCAAAACCTAAGCGTTGCTATACAAGCAGATGAATTAGATAACAAGATTGATCCAAAGGGACAAGGCAACGCAGTGACTGCTAACTTTATCCACAGTCTAGACGCTTGTATTGTACATCAAGTAGCTAATGAGGTTGACTTTGACTTAGCAACTATACATGACTGCTTTGTGACTCACGCTTGTAATGTACGAAAATGTAATACGATTGTACGACAGATGTACGCAAAAACTTTTTCTGTTGATCTCCTGACTGAGTTCCGAATGGAGCAAATCAACATGAACCCGACCGCAGAACTTCCATCCGTGCCGGAACTTGGTGACTTAGATGTTACCGCAGTAAAGCGTATGAAGTATCTGTTGTCTTAACACTGATAAATAAAATAGATATGGCTATTAAAGCACGAAAAAAACATGATATAGTAAAAGCAAAGGGTACAGCTAAGTACTGCCACCTAAACGAACCGAACAAGAAGTTTGAAGCTGAGTACGGAGCTTGGAGTTGTGATGTCGTAATAGACAAAGAACAAGCAGACGCAATCAAAGCACAGCTTCGTCCGTTGTACGAGCAGGAGTTGCGTGATGTACAGGAAGCTAACGCAGGTAAGAAGATTCAACAGCGTGACTTTCCGATTGATGAAGTTGACGGTGGGTTTGTACTTAAAGCAAAGCTGAAAGCTGGCGGTCGTCGTAAGGATGGTAGTGAGTATCACTTGAGTGTACCGCTGTATGATTCAGTAGCTAAACCACTTGATCCAGATGTTAAAGTATGGGGAGGTAGTAAAGTAGTAGTAGCTTTCCGTCCTCGTTTTTACTACACCTCGATGGTAGGGTTTGGAGTTGGTTTTGACTTGCAAGCTGTACAGGTACTGGAAGTTGCAGGAGGTGGTATGTCATCTGTAGCTGCTAGTTCGTTCGGATTTACTGAAGAAGAGAGTGGATTTGTAAACGGTGGTGAAAACTTAGAGGGTGGATTCGATGCGGAAGAGACGGAAGAAGAGGTCATCGCCAACTTCTAGATACCGTAGCGGATTCGAGCAAACCTTAGCTAACCAGCTGAAGCGTAGTGGTGTTGCTTTTGAGTACGAAACAGTAAAGTTAGAGTACAGAAAGATAGCAACTTACACTCCCGACTTCATACTACCCAACGGCATCATCATTGAAGCCAAGGGTTTATGGACTGTGGAGGACCGAACGAAGCATTTACTAGTGCGGGAACAACATCCACACTTAGACATCCGACTAGTATTTATGAATGCTTTTAATAAGATTCGGAAAGGAAGCAACACTACCTACGCTCGTTGGTGCGAAAAGAAAAATATACTATATGCAAATAAAACTATACCAAAATCATGGCTTTCACAAACACACACCAACCCTGTCCAAAGTGCGGATCAAGTGATGCAAGAGCCACTAACGACGACGGAAGCTGGCATTGTTTCAGCTGTAACAGTCACGCTGGAGGAGGAGAACGAGTGAGCGAACCAACACCGAGAGAGTTTGTCAACGGATCACCTCAAGCAATAGCACGAAGAAACCTAACAGAAGATACTTGTCGGAAGTGGGGGTATTGGATGGGAACTGCGGACGGTCAACCTGTGCAGATAGCTAACTATAAAACAAGAGACGGTAAGACATGTGCACAGAAGCTCAGGTTTGCTGACAAAAGTTTCAGAGTTAGAGGAGAACTGATAGGACTGTACGGTCAGCACTTGTGGCGAGACGGAGGTAGACGAGTGGTTGTGTGTGAGGGAGAGGTAGATGCGTTGAGTATCAGTCAAGCTTTCGATAACAAGTGGCCTGTCGTTAGTGTACCTAACGGAGCTGGAGCAGCTAAGAAGTTTATAGCACAAGCCATCGATTGGCTGGATCGTTATGAACAAGTTGTCTTCTGCTTTGATATGGATGATGTCGGACGAAAGGGAGCAGCGGAATGTGCAGCACTCTTGACACCTGGCAAAGCACACATCGCAGAGCTACCACTAAAGGATGCGAACGACATGCTTGTTGCTAACAGAAGTAAAGAGTTAGTGCAGTGCTTGTTCGACGCTCGTGAGTACAGACCAGACGGTATCGTAAACGGTAAGGAACTCTGGGATGTTATCTCTCATAAGGAGGAACATAAAAGCAAACCTTATCCATTCATCGGTCTTAACAGTATCACTCACGGTATGAGGTTGGGTGAACTTGTAACTGTTACTGCTGGTAGTGGTATCGGCAAGAGTTTGTTCTGTCGTGAGATAGCACACCATCTGTTAGGACTAGGTGAGACTGTTGGTTACATAGCTCTTGAAGAATCTGTCAGGCGTACAGCGTTGGGTATCCTTGGTATCCACATGAACAAACCGCTACACCTCGACGATGATATGTTAGATGAGAAGGAGATGAAACCTGCGTTCGATAAGACAGTAGGTAACGGTAAGTTCTACACCTACGATCACTTCGGGAGTATGGAGTCCGACAATCTGTTATCTAAGATTAGGTACTTAATTAAAGGATTCGATTGTAAATGGATATTCCTAGATCACCTATCGATTGTTGTTAGTGGTATCCAAGGAGACGATGAACGCAGATTGATTGATAATACAATGACCAAGCTACGATCTCTAGTAGAAGAGACAGGGTGCGGTATGGTATTGGTCAGTCACTTGAAGCGTGTGGATACAGGACATGAAGAGGGTGGGCGAGTAAGTCTGCATCACCTCCGAGGGTCTCAAGCAATCGCACAGCTATCGGACATGGTCATCGGACTTGAACGCAACCAACAAAGCGACAGACTATCCAACGAAACAAAAGTAAGAGTACTGAAGAATCGATTCAGCGGTGAGACCGGACACTGTAGTACATTGTATTACAACATAGACACCGGACGATGCACCGAGGAAGAGAGAGCTAGTACCTTTAACGATGAAGAAACAAATAATGAACCATTCTAAATAAATATGAAAACTAATATTACAAAAAAACAATTATACACACTCATTAACTTAGCACATTATCTTGAAAAGATTTCTACTTGGAATGAACAAGCTGAGTGTTATCCAGACTTTGATCAGCATGAACTATGGGAAAGGGCTATGGAACTACACGGTTTAGCTTACGCTTTGACACCTATCGATGATGAAGAAGAAAAAGAAAACACTGAGCCTGAACAAGAATAAACCTAGCAAGTTTAAGGGTGAGTTTCTTGACATGTGTATTGAAGCAGTTAAGAACAATGACCCTAGTAACAGGATGAATGACAACGATTGGGTACGAGCTTTAAAAAAACTTATACCCTTGCAACCAATAATTAGAGAAACAACCAAACAAAATAAACCGGAGAATAATTAAGACATGGAACTTACACCTATAGAATTAGAATTTATCGTATCAGATATGTGCAACTGGGCACGAATAGCCTTCCTTAATAATGTAGGATTCAATAAAAAAACTAGGGAAAATCCGTCTAGACTTTTTATGGATACTTTTAAACAGCTTGATTTGTGGGAGGATGAAACAGTGAGAGATACAATTAGAGATGCTGTTATTAAACACATGGAAGATAACCAAGAGTTGTACATGATTTACGGAGAGAAGAGTGAAGTTTTGGAATCAATATGAGAACACTATTCTTTGATATAGAAACAAATGCTCTTGAAGACTTCACTAATCTGACGGACTTACACACGGTACACTGCTTGTCTGTGTACGATCCAATGGTTCCGAAGATGGTGACCTTTGCAGGAGATAGTATACCGCATGGACTTAAAGCACTAGCAGAAGCAGACCGTATCGTCGGACACAATGTTATTAAGTTTGATATACCTGCACTGAAGAAGCTGTACGGATTCTCTCCACCTCTTGTTAAAGTAGTAGATACATTGGTGATGAGTCGTTGTATCTTTTCTGACCTACGCAACGAGGACTTCGGTCGTAATAACTTCGATGATAAGTTAGTAGGTAGTCACTCACTCAAAGCTTGGGGACACCGGATGGGAAAGCAGACGAAGCTGACATACGGAGAAGAGGACGGTGCGTTCGATCACTACAACGAGGAGATGAAGAAGTACTGTGAGCGTGATTGTATAGTTACACAGTTGTTGTACGATTATTTAATCAAGCAAGAGCCTAGTAATGTTATGATGAGTATCGAGCATTGGTTCGCATTCATCATCAGTCAACAGGAGCGACACGGTTTTAGCTTCGATCTTGATAAAGCAGACAGACTGACAGCCAAGCTAACATCTATTCGTGCTGAGTTGAAAGATGAACTGCAACAAATGGTAGCACCCAAGGTTGAAGAGATGAAGAGTCCAGCTGGTTGGGAGGTTGAAGGGTATACAGCACCAACTAAAGCAAAGCTAAAGTTGATCCTTAAAGAAGCAGGACTGAAACAATCTCTTGCCAACGAAGCAGTCAAGACTGGTAACAAACAAAAGACTACACTGTTTAACCCTGGTTCTCGACAACAGATAGCAGCTGCATTAGCTGACCTTGGATACGAACTACCAAAGGAACAAGATGCTACCACACCTAAAGTCGATGAGGGAGTACTGAAGAAGATCGATCATCCGATAGCACAGAAGCTGTTAGACTATCTCCTTGTACAGAAAAGACTAGGTCAGTTAGCGGAAGGACAACAAGCGTGGTTGAAGCTAGCTAAGAACGGGCGGATACACGGAGCAGTGAATACAAATGGAGCGGTGACCGGGCGGTGTACACACAGCAATCCAAATGTAGCACAGGTTCCTGCTTGTCGTGTACCGTATGGTGAAGAGTGTCGAGGATTGTTCGGTGCGGGTAGTGGTATGAAGTTGGTGGGATGTGATGCTAGTGGTTTGGAGCTACGAATGTTAGCACATTACTTAGCATTCTACGACGGAGGGGAGTACGGAAAGATCGTAACGGAGGGAGATATACACACAGCCAATCAACAAGCTGCTGGACTGGAGACACGAGACCAAGCTAAGACATTCATCTATGCTTTCCTATACGGAGCAGGTGATGCAAAGATTGGAGACATCGTAGGAGGTACAGCTAGACATGGACAGATGTTAAAGCGTAAGTTCCTATCCAACCTACCAGCACTGAAGAGACTGCAACAAGACATCCACAAGAAAGTAGAGAACGGTGGTGTACTTATGGGACTGGACGGTAGGTTGTTACGCATACGCAGTAGCCACGCAGCACTGAACATGTTACTTCAATCAGCCGGAGCAGTGTGTATGAAGGTAGCTTTGATACAGCTCTTCCATGCACTCGGTAAGAGCAGATGGCAGCACGGTAGAGAGTACGCATTTGTTGCTAACATACACGACGAGTTCCAAGCAGAAGTAATACCACAACACGCAGAAGACTTCGGTAAGTTAGCAGTGAAAGCGATTCGTGTAGCTGGTAAAGAACTGAAGCTGAATGTACAGTTGGACGGTGAGTACAAAGTAGGTGATAGCTGGGCGGAGACTCATTGATATGGACGAAGTACAATACGACATGTACACTACACTTGCTACAATCTACGACACACAAGACCTCACCATGCCATCATCAAACGCACAAAGGATAGGAGCAATCGCAGAGACTCGCTTCACAGCTGAATGTTTAGAGCGGGACTTTGAACCACACACACCCACAACACCTATGCCTTGGGACTTCATTGTTACTTGCCCAGCGGGAGACTTAAAGGTACAGATAAAAAGCACAAGCGTCAGAGACAAGTCAGCTTACACAGTTAACTCGTCGTGCGGTGGAGCAATAAAAGGACACATGTCTGATGATATAGATGTTGTAGGTATTTATATAGCTCCGTTGAAGGAGTGGTGGATGATACCAAGGTACTTGATAAAGAGTAAGACGATCAAGCTGTACCCTGATAACCCAAGCACTAGCAAATATAAACAATACCAAAACAACTGGAGCATATACTATGAGTAAAACTACACTATTAATAGACGCAGATGTCCTCGCTTTTGAGGCAGCTGTTGTCGCAGAAGAACCTATCAGATGGAAGGAGGAACTGTGGACTGTACACGCAGACATGGCATTAGCTAAAGCTCGTGTTATCAATCGCATACAAGAGTTCAGAGAGACACTGAAGTGTGAGAATGTAGTGCTGTGTCTATCAGACCGTGCTAACTTCCGACGCAAGTTGTACCCTGATTACAAAAGTAACAGAGCTAAGTCTCGACTACCTATCATCCTTCGACAAGTAAAGCAGTGGATCATCGATGAACTTGGTGGTGTGCTGTGGGATAACTTAGAAGCAGACGATGTTATATCTATCTTAGCTACTGACAAAGCGATGGATGAAGAGACGATCATTGTTAGCATCGACAAAGACTTCAAGAGTGTACCAGGTATCTTCTACGATTATAACAAAGGAGAGTATCACCAACCATCAGTAGAAGAAGCAGATAACTTCCACCTTATACAAACCCTGACCGGAGATTCAACAGATGGCTTTAGTGGTGTACCAAAGGTTGGACCAGTAGCTGCTAAGAAAGCGTTGGATAAATACGGATACACATGGGAGACTGTTGTAACATGTTACGAGAAAGCTGGACTGACCGAACAAGATGCTTTGATGAATGCATGGATGGCACGATTACTACGAGCAGAGAACTACTGCTTCAGAACTAAAACAATAAAGAAACTATGGACACCGAAGAACTACCAAACCAAGGATATACTAGAAACTTCAGCACTGGGGCAAGGCGTGATGGGGACAATGGACGGGGACGACCCAGCCT